TGGCATGGTCTTGCTCCGAGTTGTAGCCTTTTTAAGGGCTGGTTTACGAGGTTTATCTTCATCTAACAACTGTTGAAGTCTTGTATCTCTAAATTTAGCTGATTCGTTGTTAAATGCTGCCCAAGAAGTAATAATTTGTTCTGTGGTCATAGATTTTGATTTCCAAGGCCAAGCATTTTTTAACCATTTAAGCATTTTCAGGCTCCTCTTGAAAGCAAATATCTTGCCAGCTCATGACTAGGTATTTAACGCCATCTTCAACATAAGGAAAGTATTTAAGATATTCCTCGCCCTTGTCATCGTTCATAGTGCCAAAGCGAACTCTAGCTCCTACTTGAACAGGCATATCTTCTCTGCGACCACCTGATAATTTCTTGCCAGGGCCTACAGCTATGACTGTACCCATGTTTTCTACTTCTTTGTTATCAACAAAAATAATGCTAGAGAGTTCACGAACATCAGGTTTTACTACAATTTTGTCTGCTAATGGCTTGAGTTTCATGCTTTTCTAGGCCTTCCTGGTTTCTTTTTTGGTTCAGAAATCAATACTGGTTCAGTCATCATTTGAACTATTTGCTCTAAAGCTAGACTTTCAGTCAGTTGCCATTCGCCACACCAATCGTCATTGGATTTATTAACGGCAGAAGGGAATCGCTTACAGATTCCCATGCGTTCACCTACAACGAAAAATAAGCAACTTGCACAATTATCCATGATTGGCGAATACCCCATGATACTTATTTCTAGCTTCAATTACAGCATTTTTAGCCAATTCTATGCTATCAAATGTTCCAAGAGATAGAACAGCCCTATATTTATTGCCTGATTTTGTAACACCTTTTGCGCCAGTTTTGCTGTCTTTTCTTAATTTTGCATTAAGACAGTTTTGTGCATGAGTGGCTTCTCTCAAGTTTTCTATGCAGTTATTAAAGGTATTTCCATCAATATGATCTACTCTTTCAGGCATAAAACCATGAAACATCATAAAAATTAACCGATGATTGCCATAAAGTTTCTTATTTACGGCTGTTTGAAGGTATCTTTTTCCAGCAGATCCAGCTTTTTTGCCGTTTCTTTTTTTCCAATAAAGAAAACCTTCACAATAAATAAATAAATTGTGAAGTAATTCCTTACTCAGTATAGTTTCTACAGCCATCTAGTTCTCCGATTACTATTTGGTTAGAAAGCCTTGGGAGGTCACGCACCCAGGGCTTTCGCATTACATAGGGTCTTTTTCGTTTTTATCTTCTGCGCCATAAGCTGTGCGCTTATGCTCATAGCAAACACCAGCAGTACGGCCTGTGTTGAACTCTTTGTCAGAGCCAATAGCATCTTCTTTGCCCATAGCGACACCGCCACGAACTGCTTTAGCATGACGTTCGCCTTTAGTATCGGCTGCATCAGCACCTTTAGGAACTACTACACCCTTGGCTGGTACGCCTTTAGTGCTGTTTGGATTAGTTGTTTTGCCCATTGCCATTTCAATTTTCCTTTTGCAAAAGAAGCTACAAATCGTAGCTTCGTTAATTTTAGGTCAATCTTAACCCATGTCAAGCATTTTAATTAATCTAATGGCAGCATCAACTGAATCTATCCGACTGACTGCTCCACCTCGCCAGGTTTGCATAAACTTTACTTGAGGATCAGTAAATGCAGCTTTTGAATCTCGCTTAATCTCAACTAAACAACTTACGCCTTTGTAGCCAATTAACAGATCTGGACAGCCTTGGCCTACTCTAGAAAGATTTAAAACAGAAGCCCCCAACGCTATAAACGTATGAATTATTTGATTTTGGTTTTCATCCACTCGTTTTTTGTAATAAGTCATTGGTTTTTTCTATTAATTCTTCAGGGCTTATTCCCCAATAAGATGTAAATCCTTTAGCCCCAAGTGCGTGATAACTGGAATCTCCAAGTCGATGATGGTAAGCGCATAAGGGGATGACAGGCGCAAGATTTCTTTTTCCTCCATATCTTCTAACGTGATGCATTTCCACTTCTGTATCGGTTGTTTCAATTCCTTGCTTCCTACACAATATGCAGCCCAATCGTGCCAATTTTGCATAAATCTCTTTTTCTGCTCTGGTTGCCATTAAAAAAGTTCCGTTAAATCGACATATTTAAACAATGATTTAGGAACATCATAATAAGCTTCATGCTTAGTTTCATCACGCATTTCTATGGTTGGAAAGCTTAAAGCCCTTGTTCCTGTGATCCAGTAAGCATGAGTCATATCTTGGTTTAATGCAAAAAACAGCGTTTTAGGCACTTCTAGCATATGTTTTTTTCTTACAGGCACATGAATTGTAGGAAAAGGACAATGGGGATTCCAAGATCTAACCTCAACCTCGGCAAACCCTACAGGAACAGAGCCCCTATGAATAATGAGGTCTGTGCCATAAATATCAGGATTATCTAAAGCTGTAAGCCCCCATTTCATAGAAATCCATTCAGCTACCGCAGCTCTAGCTGGTGGATCGTATTTGTCATGAAGGGCCTGATCAAACTTTTTAATTTGCATGAGCAATATCTTCTAGCTTTAAAGCAGTTTCTACAAAAGAATTGGCAATTTGATAGGCTGTGGCTCTATCTTGAGCAATCATAGCTTTGTAGTATTCGTCTAAAAGACGTTTTGCATCTAAAAATGGTTGGCTAAAATCTTTCATTTACATATTTCCCTGTCTGCGATTAGAAGATAAAGTGCGCCAAATATCAATAATCCGCATTTCATGATTGCGTTCATTGTCTATTTTCTTAAATTGCTTCAAAGCTTCAGTCCAAGCTTGTACCGCTTGTGCGTATTTATCGCTTGATAGAGCCTTTGCTTCTCTTTCGGCTACTGTGCCATCAGCCAATAGAAAAGAATGGCTCTTGGCTTGTTTTAAGCCTTCCTCAAGGTATTTAACTTGACCAGCCCAAGCTGCATGAGATTCGTCTGTAGAAGAAAGCTTAATTAGGGCTTCTTCTACCCTGTTTTCTGTTAATTGTTCAAGATTCATAACCATTGTCCTTTGATTGTTCCTCTGTTGCCTTTTCTCCATTGATCTGCCAGATCAAGCTGGATTTGATGGAGTCTTGGCGCAAATTTTGGGTTAGATAACAACTTGCGTATTTCTGCAAGGCCGTATCTGTGCCTGATTGAAAGCAAAAACCTAACTTCGCATTGGTGTCGGTATTTTTCACTTTTAGTGTCCATTCCTGATCCGCTTATCCCTAAACTCCTGAACAAACTTCCTCATTTCTTGGTAACTATTGAACCTAGCCCTGCTGGGATCTCCACCACATTCAATCCTATAAGCAGCTTCAATCTGAGCATCTGTACCCAATGGAAGCAGCTTTTCTTCAGGAGCTTGCTCAATTACCACCTCATCTAGCCAATGCTGACCTTTTAACCAGCGTTCAGGATCTTTACGGAATTTGTTATCAGGCTTGGCTTTTTTGTCTAAAGAAGCCTTTTCAACAATTTTTTGTAATAAACCTTCTACAAACTTGATTTTTGACCATGCCTTCAATGAATTAGGCTTGCCAACTTTTTTATCATAAGCATCCCAAAATAAATCAAAGCCGACAGGCATAGGTTTTATTTGGTTAGTGGTTAGTGGTTTATGGTTAGTGGTTAGTTGCACATCCGTTGTTCTGGTGTTCAACACCTGTTCAACACCTGTTAACTTCATGTTCAACCTACGTTCAGCAGATGCTTTGCCAGCCTTAGACTTAGATTCAATAAATCCATGATATTCAGCTATTTCTTTGTCGCACCTAGTGTGATGCCATTCATCATTTTCTAATGTAAAAAACATACCTAAAATGCCTGACAATGCTTCTTCATTACCCCTTGATCCAGCTTTCATGGATAGGGTAAATATGTCATTTGGCAATGGCTTTTCTGTATCGTAATAAAGCCAAATTAACTTCATATAGATGCCAATTTCCTCATTAGTAAGGAAGCTAGTATCTTTAATGAAATCACCAATATGGTGTTGGTAATAGTGCATTTCAGTCCTTTGCGAAAATGTCAGGTCTTAGCATTTCTCTTGTAATGCGACCATTTGACAGCTCCTCAATTTTTCTGACGTGCTTAATTGGAATATTTGTTCTAGATTTCCATTGATAAATAGCAGTTTCCCTAATTCCTAAAAGGGTAGCAAGTCTGTAAAGCGTTCCAAATTCTGTCTTTAATTCAAGAAAAATATCCATAAAATCTCCTTTGTTGAGTTATATTACCACATATTACCACTCAAAATACTAGGGAAAGTCCTAATAAAATATTTTATTAAAAGTGTTGCTAAGTGGTTTTTTCGTGTATAGTGGAGTCTAGTTCAACAAGTGATGAAGGGAAATAACATGAAACAAATAATTGACTTTGTAGGTGTAGTAGCTCTTGGTGTAGTTTTAGGCTTGATGTTTGCCTATGCTCTTTTAGGAGGGTTTTAATCATGGGAATGAATAGAGCTGATGCCTACTATGAACCAGAAGATGACTACATGGATTCTGACGAGTTGCAAACAGAAGTAGCCGATCTTATGAAAGACGAATACAACCCTTGTACCTGGAGTAACTTTAACGAGGCTTTTGCTGCAACTCAAAACAAAGACGATATTGCAGCTTTAGAAGAAATGCTTGAAAAACGAGATTTTGAAGCTTTAGGTCGTAAGCTTTGGAATATGTCTTATGAGTATTGGGAAGGTTTCGCAACTGGCAAAATTACAGGCCAATATTAAGGGATGACTATGAAAACATTTAACGAATTACGTCTTATTAACGTAAATGAACATACAGAACGCAAAGGTAAATTTACTTACCTTTCTTGGACTTGGGCAGTTGACCAGCTCCTACAAAACGACCCAACCGCCACTTGGACTTTTGGAGATCCTGTTTACTTTAACGAATCAGTTATGGTTTTTTGCACAGTAACAGCAATGGGTAAGTCAATGACTTGCCAAATGCCTGTTATTAATAATATGAACAAAGCTATTTCTAACCCTAATGCAATGGATGTTAATACAGCCATGATGCGTTGCCTGGTTAAGTGCATTAGTTTATTTGGTATTGGCCTTTATATCTACGCTGGTGAAGATTTGCCAGATGAAGATATACCTGATTTGACTATATTAGCAAAAGAATGGGCAACAGAAATCAATGTATGCAAAACCATTGACGATTTAAAAAGAGTTTATGGAACAGCTTATTCTGCTGTAGCTAAAGACAAAAATGCCGTTCAAATAATTGCTGATGCTAAAGATTTGCAAAAAGGCACTTTAATGGCATTGCAATCATGAACAATGAACCAGTAGCTTGGATGCCAGTAATCGGATTTGAAGAAAACTATGAAGTTTCCAATGCTGGTGATATTAGAAACATACAAACAGGCAAAATATTAGCCAAAAATACTATGGGTGCTGGCTATTACAAAGCAGACCTATGGCAAAACGGCAAGCGCAAACAAACATCAATTCACAGGGTTGTTGCAGAATCGTTTTTAGGCTTTCCTGATTGTGCTATGGAAGTGAATCATAAAGATGGCAATAAGCTAAATAACCATGTAAGCAATCTTGAATGGGTTACAAGGTCGGAAAACGAACAACATAGTCGTGAAGTATTGGGTAACTTATGCAAACCAGTTAAAGCAATATGCTTAAAAACAGGTGAAGTTCGCATATATCCATCACAAACTGCTACCGCTAGGGATGGATTTGAGCCTAAATGCGTATCTGATATTTGCCTTAAAAAAGACCGATACACGCACAAAGGCTGGGCTTTTGAGTATTACACCCATCCAGCACAAGAATTAAATGATGGAGGTGAACCAGTAAAAAACGCTACTTATTGGAAGCGTCAATACAACGAAATGTCGGCATTAAATGACAGACTAAAGTCATCGCTATACCACGCTAACGAGCAAATTAAATATTTGGAATTCCATCCATCAAAGACACTAACAGATGAGGAAATAAGATATTGCCGACTGTTTGCTTGGAGGACTGCGGATGAGTTGCATCCGAATCAATCTCACACAGAAGAACGACAAAAAACTTATGACCGAGAATTTTCTAAAGCAATACTAAGAAAGGCACAAGAATGAACGCAAATGAACTAGCTGATGAATTAATAACTTTTGTTGAAGTTTACAAAATTAACAATCTTGACTGCATGACTCTTAGTGATGCAATTAATATGCTACGCCAGCTACAAGCTGAAATAGAAGCGTTGAAATACGAAAAGTCCAGCGGTGTTTATGACGATTCAAAACTACACCTATCACTCCAAAAAGACAAAGAAACAGGAGAACTATTAGCAGTAACTTATACCGATGATGAACACAGAATCATTGAAGTGTTATGGGAAAAGCCACCAGCAAAGACACTAACAGATGAGGAAATAGCAGACATAATTTCTAGTGGTGAATATTGGACATTAGATGAGCATTTAAATATTGTTTCGGTTCATTTTGATAAATTTGCTAGAGCAATACTAAGGAAGGCACAAGAGAAATGATGACATTATTTTTAATAGCTGAGTGGGCGGTAATCATTGGATTTATCTTTGTTTGCCTTGTTTTAATTGGAACAGAAATATGCAACGAAATTCGTATTAAAAAAATTATAAGAAAGGCACAAGAGAAATGACCACTTTTACAACTGAGGATAGGATTGCCGTAGAACAAGGTACTCCAGAGTGGCATCAGCTTAGATTGGGCAAAGTTACGGCTTCTAGAGTAGCCGACATATTGGCTAGGACTAAAACAGGGCCATCCGCTTCAAGGCAGAATTACCTTATTGAATTAGCCTTACAGCGCACTACAGGCATCATCCAAGAATCTTACTCCAATGCAGCAATGGAATGGGGTACTCAAACAGAACCACAAGCAAGGGTAGCTTATGAGGTTAGAACCAATAATTTTGTCGATCAACTCGCTTTCGTTGACCATCCTAGTATTGATTGGTTTGGTTGTAGTCCTGATGGGCTTGTGTCTGATAGGGGGCTTGTGGAAATTAAGTGTCCTAATAGCACAACTCATTGGGAATATTTTAAATTTAATAGACCGCCTCAAAAATACGTTATCCAAATGCAAGCGCAAATGGCTGTAACTGGCAAAGATTGGTGCGATTTTGTAAGTTTTGATCCAAGGATGCCTGAACGTAGCCAGTTGCTAATTGTGCGAGTTGACAGGGATGATGCTTTTATTTCTGAAATGGAAGAACAAATTAAGCAGTTTTTGAGTGAAGTAGAAGTGGAAGTAAATTTGATGAAGGGAAATTAAATGGCTATTAAATGGTATGTAAAGGCTCCAGTTTCGGAATATGTAGCTCAAGATGGCACAAGCAAAAAACGCTATCAAACAGTTGGAATTGTGACTGAAACTAAAAAAGGCGATCTGATGTTAAAGCTGGAAATGATTCCGCTTTTGGGGCTTAAAGAAGGTTCATTTTGGGCATATCTCAATGTTCCAGAGGAAAAAACAGAAGGTAACGCTAAACCAGCTAATTTGGCTGATATTGAATCTGATATTCCATTTTAAGGAAAAATAATGAAAAAGTTAATCGGAGTTTTATTTGCTTTTATTGCAGTTACAGCTTATGGGCAGCAACAAGTAATTACTTGTAAAACCCCTGCTGGAGCTGTATTTGTTTATTCAGGCTATTCTTGCCCACCTGGATCAATCAGAGTTTTTTAAGGAGGCCGTATGAATCATCATATTTGGACT